ATGGATTGGGAATATCAAAACAAATTAAGAGAACAATGGTTAAAGGATAACCCAAATGCAGAATATGAGGGATGGATGTCAATATGAATGTAGTTGATATAGCAAAATCTCAGTTAGGATATAAAGAAGGTCCTAATAATAATACAATGTACGGCAAGTGGTATGGTGCTAACAACCAACCTTGGTGTGCTACCTTTGTATCTTGGTGCTTTGATAAGGCTGGATTAGTCTCTAGTATTGCAGCACAAGGTAAGAAGGGATTTGCTTCTTGCGATCTAGGATTAAAGTGGTTTGCTAAAAAGGGTAAGTTAGTTCCTGTTGGCAAAGCACAACCAGGAGATATAGTTTTCTTCCAGTTCGATACCGATGCACAGGCTGACCACGTTGGTATCTGTGCTAGTAACGATGGAAAGAAATACCTTACAGTCTATGAGGGTAATACCTCTAGTGGCGATAAGGGTAGTCAGTCAAATGGAGATGGTGTGTTTCTAAGGAAGCGTGCCTACTCCCTAGTAATGGGCGTTGCACGCCCTTAAAGGATGGATATGAAAGACTTAATTGCTAAGTTAAAAGACCCTAAGACAAAGGCTGCTTTTAAATCTTATGTACGTGCAGTGATTGCATCAGCAGTAACTATGGGATTAGCACTTGCTGCTGACCTAGCCCCTGAGTATGCAATTCTAATCGGTGCATTGGCTGCCCCTGCTGCTAAATGGGCTGATAAGACTGAAAAAGAATACGGTCTAGGCTCTAATTAAATACCCCTAATCGGGCTTTAAAGGCCCATTAGAGACACGAATACCCCCCAACCTGGTAGAGATACTAGGAAGGGGGGTCTTTTGTCGTTTCTATATATATATTATATAGACCCCTCCGGGGTCTTATATATATTATTATATATTATATATATCTAAGTATACACATAGGAATTCTGATTGATGGTAGGCGACCTTATCCTGCCTACCTGCAATCCCTATCAGGTATGATAAGATACTGCTATGACTATACAACTGAATGAATATATTTTACCTGAGCATATATCTTACTCAGCATTTACTACCTTCATTGACTGTGGATATCAGTATTATCTAGGTCGATTACTTAGCCTACCTGAGCAACCATCCGTATGGTCGGTAGGCGGTTCATCATTTCATACGGCTACTGAGATGTGGGACTTGGATAACCTATGATTAATGTTGTTAACGAAGAAGGTGGCATTACCACTATGGAGTGGGACACCTATAAAACTATTATGCGTGAACGTTACCTTGATGGACTACAAGAAACTTGGGCTGTTGCTGTCGGTGCTATTGATACTCTTCTTGACAAGACTATGGATGAAACTGAATTGGTTGGATTACTTACTGCTAAACTAGCACTTAAGGAGGCACTAAGTGAGCACCGCTCAAAGTCTATGGGATAAGGCTTGGGCTAAAGAGTCTGAAGGTATTGACTTAACATTTGCTCGTGTTGGTGGTAGAACATCTAAAGCATTTCCTAATAGAGAGAACATAGATTTCTGGCAACAGACAGGACCTGAGTGGGTTCAGTCTTACATTGATTGGCGCAAGGCTAATCATAACTGGAAAATTTGGCACACTCCTGAGGGCGCACCTGCCGTAGAGTTGGGGTTAACTCCAGTCTTTGCTAACGTACCAGTAAAGATGGTTCTTGATAGAGTGTTTGAAGTCGATGGTGAGTTGGTCGTGGTTGACCTCAAGACTTCACAACAGACCCCAACTTCTACCTTACAACTTGGCTTCTATAAACTAGGACTCAAGCAAGTCTTAGGTGTGGACATTAAGTACGGTGCATACTGGATGGCTAGACAAGAAGGCACCTCTGCTATGGTTGATCTTAGTGATTACACCGAGGAGAAACTTGAGTACCTTGTCGCCTCCTTTGATAAGGCACGTAAGGCTGGTATATTTATTCCTAATACAAACAACTGCAATCGTTGTGGACTAACAGAACACTGTCAGTTTACTTCGAAGAAATGAGAGAAACAATGGCAAATGAAGACTGGAAACTACAAGTTTCCTACAAGACACCATCAGGTGATATGATAAACATACGTGCTAATACTGCTGATGAACTATCAGTATTGTTAGAAGGCGTAGGAGATTACTCCACACAGATCGCTGCTACTCAGCAAAAGATAGTAGGTTCTTATGCTCTAAACCCGTCATCAACGTCGAGTTCCACTACAAGCACAAGGCCCTCGAACTACTCCGCACCAACCCCAGTCTCAGCAGCGTCAGGTACAGCGTCACCCGTATGCAAACACGGGGCACGTATATGGCGAGAGGGAATCAGCAAGGCTAGTGGTAAACCATATGCATTCTGGTCTTGTCCTGCACCACAGGGAACACCTGACCAATGCAAACCAGTAAACTAAAAAACTGGCACAAATCTTTTTTCGGAACTAGAAAGGAACCTGGATGCGTACACTTGTCAGATCAGTTGGTCGTGCTAGCATTGGTGGGGAACCATTACCATCTTGCTTTAAAGCATTCGAATCAAACAAGATCATCATCCGTCGCTCCGAAGTTTCTATGTTCGCAGCAGCACCGGGTGTTGGAAAATCCACACTAGCATTAGCATTAGCGTTGAAGATGAAAGTGCCAACACTTTATATCTCAGCAGATACCAATGCACATACAATGGCTATGCGACTAGCGTCTATGATTTCTGGAAAAAACCAAACAGATGTAGAGGGGATGCTACATTCTGATGTTGGTTGGACTAAGGCTACTCTATCCAAGAGTAGCCATATAGTCTGGTCATTTGAATCAGCACCAACACTACAAGATATTGATGAAGAAGTCCAAGCCTTTGAAGAATTATGGGGTTGCTCTCCTACGCTTATCATAGTGGATAACTTAATGGATGTAGCCACAGATGGTGGCGAAGAGTTCGCTTCAATGAGAGCGATTATGAAGGAGTTGAAGTATCTTGCTCGTGCTACTAATTCGGCTGTTGTCGTTCTTCATCACACTAGTGAGGCTGTGCTTGGGTCTCCGTGTCAGCCACGCTCTGCTATCCAGGGTAAAGTGGCACAACTTCCAGCGCTTATATGTACACTTGGTGTTGTCGGAAGTTCAATGGGTGTGGCTCCAGTCAAAAACAGATATGGAAAAGCCGACGCAGGTGGTGGACTGATGACTTGGATTGCATTTAATCCTGAGTATATGTTCGTTGATGATATCCCAGAGAACCATTGATATGCCAACTAAAGATATAGGTAGAAGATCTATAACAATTGGACTTAATACTATACATTGTTTTGGAATTGGATATGAAAGATATCCGATATTAGATATGGAGATTGGCTATCCAGTTCAGGTAGTTGCCTGGATAAATAGATTTGATTTCTTATTTTTCTTTATTAACTTTACTAAGTATCCGAAGGTGGACTGGCGTGAGTAGTTATGGTAAACGTAAAGGTGCTACCTTTGAAACTAGTGTAGTCAAATGGCTAAGGTCAAGAGATATACTAGCGGAAAGATTAACCAAGGCTGGCGCTAAAGATGAGGGTGATGTGGTTGCTTTCTTAGAAGGAGCGGCTAACATACTAGAATTAAAAGCAACAAAGAAGTTAGACTTACCACAGTTCTGGCGCGAGGCTGAGGTTGAGGCAGAGAATTATGCTAAGGCTAGAGGATTAAAAGAAGTACCATATAAGTTCGTGATAGTTAAACGTAGACAGGCAGGAATAGATAAGGCTTGGGTGGTGGAAGATTTTGAACAATGGACTAAGAGGGCGGGAAAATGACTTACCAAACATACGAGAAGTACTCATCCATTACGGAGCAAGTGTACGACAAGGACACGGGCAGGCTAACATCAAGTGCCCTTTCCATTCGGACACTCACCAATCAGGAAGCGCTGATCTCGACGATAACTTATTCATCTGTTTCGCCTGCGGAGTCCAAGGTAACAGTCTACAAATTATCGCACAACAAGAAAGGGTAGACATACGTGAGGCAAAGCACATCGCAGAAAGAATTACTGGGTCAAGCAACTCAGAAGTACGCGGCAAACATTTATCAGGCAGAAGATTACCTCAGAAGCAGGGGTATAACAATAGAAGCAGCACGGCTGGCTCGATTCGGCGTAGTAGGGGAGCCTGAAATTGGACACGAACAATACAAAGGAAGATTATCCATACCGTATATTACCAAGAGTGGTGTTGTCGATCTTCGTTTTCGCAGCCTTCATCCTGCTGTTGAACCTAAGTATATGGGTTTAACTGGGGCTGAAACTAGAATGTATAATGTATTAG